CGTTCGAATGCTTATTTTTCCTTCAATACTTACCAGCCATTCACCGTCGAAAACTTCAGTAAAAGAGCGGTCGACAATGTATTGAGCTTTGTCATCTTGGATGCAAACAGGGTCGATAGGTAACGCTGATCCAGACTTGAAAAATACTTTATCTAGTTTCGCCATCCCGGCATCAATCAACTGACCGTCAGCTAATTTTTTATGTTGTAAGTTGATGATATCCAATTCATCAGAATAGTGTTTTCTACCTTGCCCAGTAACGAGCCACTCCAGCGTTACACCAGTTTCAGCCATGCAACGAACAACTATATCGAATGGAAAGCCTCCGCGCCGGTAACGGTTGGAAAGGCTACTGGCTGCTATGTCTAGATGCTGAGCAAGCATAAGCTTTGAGCTGAATCCATAGGCTTCAATAACCCTATCAAGCACGGGCGTGCTGTTGGCGTCGTAGTCGATTTTCATCATGTGCATTGTGCTGACTTTCCAAAATGAGCATTATCATATTGACGATGAACAAAAAGAAATGTAGCCTCTCCGTAGTTTTCAATTTGTGAATTTTATCGAGCTTTGCCGAGTTCGAACGTAAACGGAGTTTGCACGATGCGTCCTAACATTACAATTGCCATTACAACCCCATATCTTCCTATCGATGAGTATTGCCGCATCACTGGAACCCCTATGGGAACGGCTCGCGATATGGTTCGAGATGGTCGTTTGCCTATACGCGGTAAAGGTGACAAACCTCGCGCTCGCGTTGAAATCAACATGGCTGCATTGACTGTGCAGGCTTTAAGTGAATGCAACATTTCGCTTCAGGCGTAATTCATCTTAATTGTTAGATTGGGGTGAATCATGTTTGATTATGACGTTTCCAAACATCCGCATTTTGACATCGCCTGTCGGCTGTTTGCCGTTCGTCACAACCTCGTAAAGTTGGGTGAGGTAACAGGCATTAAGCCACAGACACTGCGTAATAAGCTTAACCCAGAGCAACCGCACCAGCTCACTTGTGCGGAGCTATTGGCGCTTACTGATGCTACTGAAGACGCTGGCTTGCTCGATGCCTTGCTGGCACAAATCAATTGCATGCCGTCCGTGCCTGTCAATGAGGCTTGCGCCGGAAATATCCCAACGTATGCACTGCAGGCCACGGCCGCAGTCGGCAACATTGCCGCCGCCGCTGTACAGGGCGACCACAAAACGCCGGTACGCAAAAGCGCACTGCTTGAAAGTGTCAACACGGCGATCCGGCATTTGTCGCTGATCGGCTTGACCGTTCAGAACCGCATCCAATCCACCCCGGCTCTGGCCTCCACAGTTGACGTGATCAGCGGTCTGAGTGCTGTTGCTGGTTTAAGCTGAGGTGATCACCGTGGTTATTTCTATCGCTCTACTGCTGAAACAACAAAGCCCATCGCGGCATTTTGAACATGGTTTTATTGAACTGCCGGGCGGAAAGCGCTGGCGCCCACGTCACGATCAGGCGGCCTTACTGCGTGGCCTGTCAACGGCTAAGCCTGTTTCACCGCTGCGCCGTTTGTTTTGCCGTTGATTGGGGCTGTCATGTTGTTGGCTACTGAAACACAAAAAGCGATCGGCATTAAGCGCATTTCACAGATTAAGCGTGAGCTGTTCCCGCATAAGCGGAATCAGGCGCAAGAGGCTTTTGATAAGTCGCCGGAACATATCCGCAGAACTGTTTGTTTTCATGCCGGGCTGAAAGAGCGGCATATAAAAATGAAGTTTGCAGAAATGAGTTATTCAGAGCGTAAACAAATTGTGTGGGCGCTGAATGACCTAATTGATTTATCAAAAACCTTACCGCGATTTATCAGTGATGATGATTGCGAATTAAACGTTAATTAACCGCATTGCGTAATTCTGGCGTTAACCCGCCGGGCATCGCTTTGTCTGAAATAAGGAATTTACGATGAAAGAATCTTTGCTTCTTACTCCAAATTTAACCAGCTCGGCAAATAACGCCTTTCAGCGTGGTGTTGTCGCTGGTACTTGCCGCGCTGTTTCTGCCTTAACAAATGAGTTTCAAGATTTGTTAGATAGCGCGCGTATTGATGAACGAAAAAACCAATCTCAGGTAGCTGCTGCGCGTTTGGTTCGGCTGGCGGCCCATATCACCCAAGAGGGGTTAACAGTGGTCGAAGCTGTCGATCTGCTCCGCAATGAGGCTGAAGCTATCGAGCACCAAGCGCAGGAGCTGCACTAATGGCCGACTTGATGGACTACGAACAGGAGCAGCAAGCGCTGGTATTGGAAGCGCAGATTACCAATGCACGCAAATTCTCCGCGCTGCCTTCTACCTTTGTTTGCGAAGAATGTGATGCTCCGATTCCTGCCGCCCGCCGCGCTGCCGTTCCCGGCGTTGATACCTGCGTAAGCTGTCAGCAGATCCGCGAGACGCAAAGTCACCTTTACGCGGGGAAGGCATGACAGATTTCTCTATTTTGTTAGGCCTGTTGGCGTTGCTGACAGGTCATTTTATTGCGGCTGATTTGAGCGATTCTGAATTTGCACGCAGACCAGAAAACCAAAATTACGATTAAGGAAATAACATGGAAATCAAAATCGGCTCTGAGTTTGTTATCACCAGCGATAACCTGCAATTCATTCTTAATACGGTGAAGATCGGGAAAACAGGAAAAAGCGAAGGCCAAGAGCGTTACGAGGCTATCGGCTATTACCCTACAATTAACCAGCTTGTGAACGGCCTTATTCATCACAGTGTTCGTAATTCCAGTGTTAATAGCATTGCATCACTGGGCGCGGAGATAGGCCGCATTGGCAATTTGTGCCAAGAGGCTTTTGCTGCATGTGAGGCGGCGAAAGTTCAATGAGCCAAGCGGCTACCGCCTACGCTTACCCATGGAACGAACCGCGCCCGGCAGTTGCCGGGCCGGTAAGACCGCTTACCCGTGAGGAACTTGCTCAGGGGCAAGCTGTTTTAACCAATATTCGCCGCCTGCCGCGCTTTCTCAGCGCCATGTTCCTGACGCGTTACACCAACTTGCTCAAGAGCAAAGGGCTGCACGACGCCAACAAATGGCTGGTATTCCAGTTCGATCGCCGCATCTGGCCGCGCCTGCAAACGGTGAGTGCCAAAAATGCGATGAACCTCGCCGCGTCAATGCGGTTTTCTGCTGAAGTCGATAATTACGCAGATCTGCCCGGTATGGATGACAAAGAGATCCGCCGCCTTGCCGATCGCGTGGCTGGTCAACTTCTGCAGAATTACGCAGATTACTGCGATGAGTTTGTGGCGGAGAACGACGGCGACAATGCCGGGCTTTTCGAAGATGCCACCCAATCAGAATTTTATGGCCGCATTGCCGGTATGGCGCGCGCCTTCAACATCACCCCGATGCACTGGCGCAAATACCGCAAAGGCAAACTGGATGCCCGGTCAGCGATTGCCAGCCTGTCGCGGTTGGTTAATTCCGAATGGTGGGAACGTCAGTTGAAGGCCCAGCGCACGCGCTGGCGCGAGGCATTGCTGATCGCAGTCGGTAATGTGAATCGCGGGGCGTCGTCATACGCCAGTCGGCAGGCAATCCGGGATGTGAAAGCCCGCCGCCAGTCAAACTTTGATTACCTCAACAGCCGCGAGCTAGAGAACGTCGAAACCGGCGAACGTTTCAGCCTGATAGACAAGGTGATGGCGAGTATCTCTAACCCGGAAATCCGTCGTATGGAGTTAATGGTGATGATCGCTGGTGTTGAGCAGGCCGCCGCTATCCGTGGCGATAAAGGGATGTTCATCACCATCACCACCCCATCCAAATATCACCCGACGCGCGCCGTCGGCAAGAACAGCCCAAAGGTGCATTTTAATCACAAATGGGATGAAGAGGCGTACACGCCAAAAGACGGCCAGCGCTATCTTGTGAAGCTGTTTAGCAAGATCCGCACGGCGTTTAAAGATGCGGGCCTGCAGGTCTACGGCGTGCGCGTTGTCGAACCGCACCATGACGCGACGCCGCACTGGCATATGATGCTGTTTACCTCCAAAAAACAGCGCCAGCAGGTGATCGACATCATGCGCCGTTATGCCATGGCTGAAGATGGGGACGAACGCGGCGCCGCCAAAAACCGGTTTGACTGCAAGCACCTGAACAAAGGCGGTGCGGCGGGCTATATCGCCAAATACATTTCA